TTACATCCGAATACATCACAAATACTCGTTCCATCACACCGCATTGATTAGCAGACAAACCGATCCCATTATAATGTTCCATCGTTTCTATGAGATTATCTTTTATTTCTTGACGATTCATATCTTCGCTGCAGCCTGATAATGGTATTGTCAGTGCTAGATTTGTATTTTCTATTAATTTAAATATTGCCATGTTTCTCTACCTCATTTCCCCAGTTATCCCATCCTTCTTTAGTAGTCCTTGCAAAAAGTTCTATATATGGGCCGTTTAATAATTGTTCAATATATGTATACATCTCATCAGGTTTTCTGCTATGTTCTCTTCTAGGAGAAATGACAAGTTGCTTTACTGATTTCAACCATCTCTTCGGTTTTCCTTTTGTCGCAAGAAGACACATCTCTGGATTGGATCGAGTCCAATATCCTAGACCAGTTGAAAAACCTAACGATTTTTGATTTGTTTTTGCCCATGTAAATCCCACTGTTTTATATTTGAAACCCCATGCTTCAATAACTTTGAAAGCTTCTTGTAGAAGTGGATCGACCACCCACATAAGAAGAACACAATCTCTTTCACTAATATCAGCAACACCCAGATTGCAAATATCATCAATAGACATACAGCCGTAATGCTGATTAGGATTACGTCCTTCACCCCTGCTACTGTAATTTTTGAAATACCACGGTGGGTCTGCATATATCACTCCATACTTTTTATTCAACAACATGACTAAAATTCTTCACCTTCTCAAATTTTATTGTGCTCTTAAATTTGTCAACTAAAACATCCTGTTTATGACTAATCACGAATACATTCTCATTACCAAGAGTATTTAAAATCTTTAAAAATTCATCTGTACCTGTACTGTCGAGAGAACTGTCAAAAATTTCATCCAACATCAATACATTTGTATTAGTACTATTTTTCATTTTAGCAATAGCTCTCCATGTAAAAAGGAGTGCCAAATCTATTCTCATTTTCTCACCTTCACTGAAAGATTCATATGTAAATTCATCCCGATACCTTGACTTGATTGTTTCGTTAAAATTTTCATTCAAAGTAAAACTTACATAGAATTCCATTGCTGACAGATATGTATTGATCAACTTGTTCATAATAGGAAGATATTGTTTAATAATCTTGGTTTTGATGCCCGTATCTTGAAGCATACTTCTTACAGCTTCACAGTATATTACTTCCTCTTTTAACTTTGTTTTTCGTTCCTCAAACAGACCAATATTCTTCTTGAGTTCTTTCAATTTATCAAAGTCAGATTTTACTACATCACTTGAAAGTAACTCCTCAATCTCAGCCCGTAATGTAACATTAAACTTTTCAAGTTGGGTGACAGAACTATTTTCTGTGGCCACAGAAAATTCATTCTCTCGTATTTTATCTACTATTTTACCAATTTCACCTTGACGTAAAAGAGATACCTTTAATGCTTGCTCAAGTTCTTCCAACGCATTTGCAAACCTATCTACCTCTTTCTGTTTAGATTTTACCATTTTAGATGCATTACGAAGAGGTTGTTCACAAGCAGGGCAATCATTATTATCTTCAAAGAATTTAACCATACGAGAGTTGTTATTTTTCTTTTCTGTTAAAGTACTTCTTATATCTTTTAGTTTAGCATAATCCCTATCTACTTTAGTGCTGTCTTTTATAACAAGTAAAAGTTCTTCATTATTCTTTGTATAAAAATCTATATCTGCTTTCTTCTTGAACACTTCTTCCTCATTACCTGCAATGAGAACATTTTTTTCTTCAATTACCTTATCTTTGTTTTGTTTTACTTCATCTATATATTTTTCTTGTAAAGAAACTTTCTCAGCAGTTAAATCATATTGATATTCTGCATTTCTAGTATCTTCAGCAATTCCTTTTAATTTCTGTTTAAGTAACATATTCATCAAAGAAAATATTTGAATATCAAGAATTTCCTCAACAACCTCTCTACGATGGCGAGCTTTTAATTGCATAAATGGTACAAAGGTAGATGATCCAAGAATTACAACTTGGGTAAAACTTCTCCAATTTAATTTTAAAATTTGTTGTTCAAGATATTTTTGATAATCTCTCTGATTCGCATCCTGATTGTACATCTTACCATTAATGTATATTTCAAAGATGTTTGGCTTAATACCACGTACTACTTTAATTTTTTTGGTTCCAATTTCAAATTCTACCTCAACAATACAATTAACATTGTTAACCGAATTTACAAGTTGCGGTTTATTAATACTACGAAACGGTTTACCAAATAGCCCAAAACATAGAGCATCAAGAACAGTAGATTTACCAGCCCCATTCTCTCCTATAATAAGAGTTGTAGGATTTCTATCCAGTTGGATTTCTATGAAATTGTTGCCTGTGGAAAGAAAATTCCGCCATCTTACATATCTAAAAATTATCAAAGAAAAGCCTCCAAACTTGCTGGTTGTTTTCCACCAAGAAAAGCTATAAATCCTCTTTCTGATGGGCCAGAAATAAAAAGTGTATGCCAATTAGTACTATTATCTTTATTCAATCTATACCAGTGTTTAATTCCCCTGTCTTCCCTAAACATTTTCGTAGAAGAATTATCAGTATTCCATGCATTTTTAATAGACCAATGTTCATCATTGACTATATAATCAACTCCTTCCAACCTATCTTTATCCCTTCCAATAAATCTAATATTTGGTGGAAAAGTAAAACTATTAATATAATCTTCTAATTTTCCACCTATTCTATTCTGAAAATATTTTATATTCTTATATGCTTGAATTTCTTCAGTAGAAAAAAGTTCTCTTATCAAATTTTCATCATTCAAAGTTCTAAATCCTGTGCCTCATTATACAAAGTCTTCATCGTATTTTTAAGTCTATCTTTATCGAGAGTAACATCAAGTTCGTCTATATACTTATCAAGAAGAGTTAAAGTGTCCTCTGTATTTTCTACAATATCATCTGATACATTACTTGCATCCAGTTCAGAAAAGTCTTCAATTATCTTAACATCATATGCATCAACTCGTAAAAGTCGATCAGTAAATTTATCAAATTCATAAAGATCCTTTTTGTTCACTACTATAAGTTTTACATAATGATCTTTATATTGTTCAACATCTTCTTTAGAATAATCTTTCTCAGAATCATCATAATAAATCTTTTTAAAAATATGATATGGATTAACAATACGTTCTAATTCTCTAGTTTTCGTATCAAAAATATGAAACCCCTTTGGATCATCCCAATCATTCCACATAATCTCATATGGTGTGCCCAGATAGAAAATCTGACCGTCATCTGACTTATGATGATAATGACCACTGAAAACTGTATCAAATCTACGAAACAGCTCTTTCTCATATGAACCTTGAGCAATCTGTCCTCTATGCATTTCAAAACCATTTACTTCCAAATGTCCCATCAGAATATCTGCTTTTGCCGTATTAAGCATTTTTATAGCTTTGACATAATTGTCTGCATTTATCCACGGCATAAACACTATAGGCAAATCATCAAATTTTACAATAGTGGGGTCTTTGTAAACTTTTATTTTTGAAAATTTAATTAACTCTTCTAAAGAATTTACATCACTTGTATTCTTATAATAGGTATCATGATTGCCTACAAGCATATGTAAATTGATTTTACTTTTTTGAAATCGTTCAATAAACTTAACTCGAAAATCATTAGCAATTTTATAACTAATATATTTACGGCGATCCATTACATCACCCATATGAATACAGGTATCTATACCCCTTTCCTCTAAGGTAGGGAAAAATAAATTATCATAAAATTTATAGAAATAGTTATTGAAATTTTGATTATCGTTTCGAGCGCCAAAATGTGTATCAGTAATTATGGCGATCTTCAATCTTTGGCCTCCATAAAATTTTCCAATCCATTAGTTTTCTTAATTTGTGCCTTTTTTGGTTTATATACATCTTCATTAGGTAACATAATATTTGGATCAAAGCCTTTTACACTATATACCGCATCATCACCTTCCATTGTAACATAAGCCTCATAGCTCTTATTTTCTATCATTTTGTTTCTAACATGAGTTTGTTTTTTTTCTTTTTGGATTCTTCTAATAAACGCATAGTAGATAATTTGTGTAAAATATGCAAAAGGGTTCTTCGATTTCTCTGGATTGAAGTTTGCTACATATTGTAGACAATTTTCAATACCATCTGATATCATCTCATCTCTATAGGTATAATTAATAAAATTTGGCCTATAAGATAAATGTGTAGCTATTTTTAGAAAACATTCTCCAATATAATTAGTAACAGGAGGTCGAATTTTTCCTTTTGTTTCTGCAAGATTACAAGTTTCTTTCCACTCAATCATAGCTTGCAGAAACTTTTTATTATCTACATAGTGTGGTCTTTTTACTTTCGCCATTATTGCTCCTTTGTAGTTATACTTTTATAACTATAAACTATATGTTATAAAATGTCAAGGAACAAAAGAGACTTGACAAATATATTTTTTTGTGTATAATAAGCTATGTAGAGCGATTAATGAATAAAGTCTGATTCAATATCCATATCTTCTAATAATTCATCATATATATCATTATCTGAATCAATCTCATGTTCCATATGATCTTGAACTTTACGTAAAACAAATTCATAATATCTTGATAAGCCCGGAGAAACGTCAGCAACTAAAATTACACTTGAGGATGGGATACTAAAAGAACGAGATTCAGTATATGGATGAACCCAATGACTTAAGCTTAAAGATTCAGCAATTCCCTTATTAGTCATTTTTGGTACTATTTGCATTTTCATAGGATGATTAACTTCAATACTACTTTCTAAAAGTGTAGCTAATTTTCTGTTTGAAACATTTTTATTTTCTTCTTCAATAGTACAAATAATATCTTCGCCATTTACTAATTTAATAATTTTATAAGAAGCTGGATCGTATGAATATCCTTCGTTCATTTTAATTTAACCTTATCTATTTCGTAGTTAAACTGTTCTTCATTGTAAATATTTAGTCGTTCAGTGAAGTGTGTAAGAGTGAAGTTGCGTCTTTCTTTATAGGATATATCATCTGCTATATCAAATATTAAAATGGAATCTTTAACCTCACTACGCCTAAGCCCTCTCCCAATCGATTGGAGTACTCGAATTTTGGACTTACTTGGACTTGCGAGCACGATA